ATCACTCTGTCTGCTCCACGCAATGCTGTTTACAAATACGTTAGGCGAGCCAACTGCTCTCACCATTCCAGAACAGTGTGGTACGTCTGCGTCTCCAATTCTAGTTGCTGCGGGCACGTTCTTTCTCCATTAGTTCCTGTAACCGTGTATTCCAGAGAGCCATTTCTGCATGATCTTCTTCTGTATGCTCATCTGGTATCGGGTCTGGCTCAAATTTAATTACGTGGTCAAACTTTTCTGGCACATCTTCCCACGCCGTGATAGTGACCAACTCTCCATCTATTTTAAATACAAATTCTGCCATGTATTTTCCTATGGGTTCAAGTGGATATCTGGTCCACCAACAATTGTAACATCACCACCTGTTGCGGTTACATTAATTAAATCCTGAGATGTGTGGTTCCATGTAGTTCCTGTAGTAGATACTTTAAATGTTCCAACATTTTCAACCAAATCTGTTTCACTCTTTATATGCATGGCATCGGCAGACTTTACATTTAATTTGGTTCCTGATTTCATTGACATAATCCCAGATACCGTAGTCGCCGTAAAATTAACCATAGTTGTTAACTTCATATCAATCAATGCAAAGAGAGTATAGTTTGCATCTGTGTATATATCTACATTACCTACAACATCTCTACTTTCATTTCCACCAATAGTTTGTTGATAATCTTTCGGCCCTTCTTTCGCTAATCCTACTGTCCCATAATACGCATTGTTAATATTAAGAGAATGGTTTCCTATAATTTCTTCTTCACGATTACCACCCGCTTCTCCAGCACCTACTTTAACTTGATGGTTTTTATGTATCTTCTCTGTATAATTTCCTTCTACTTCTAAAACATAATCACCTTTTATTAATTGACGTACATCACCTTCAACCGTAAGTGTAAGATTTCCTGCCTCAGTTGTTATACCATCATCCTTCATTCTTTTCCGAATGAATATATTACTATCTCCCGAAATAATTTCGTAGTTATCGTGTTCGGTATGTAATACTCTTGCACCGTTAGGGTGCCATTCTTCATAGGTTCCTATTCTGTGTTGTCTATGAATTCTTTCTCCGCCTGGGGTATCATCTATCTCATGTATATGACCAGATTCACTTTCATGTACATGATTATATGGATATAAGGTTCCAGATTTGGATTTAGGATCTAATTCATCCCATGTTTGTCTAATTTCTGGTTCTGCTAAACTTTGAGAAACAGTAGGTAAATGGGGTTTTGTTGATTTAGGTATTCCTGTTTGTTTTTTATTTCTACGTAAAACAAGTGCTGGATGAAATTCGGCAGTTGCTCCTCTTGCAAGTCCATTAACATCATCCACACCAGTTGTTATTGGATATACCCCATCGGGATCATTAAACCCTTTCGTTGGATTGGGTGCTACAGTATTTACTCCAGGCAAGGTTCCTAAAATAATAGGTTGCTGACAGTCCATCCCATCTTTAAAAAATCCAATAACCCAAGCCCCCTGTACAATAAAGGGAGGCGTTTCTCCCAATCCATTCATAGAAGGAGTCGTTGTTGGGGCCATAACATATGCCCACGGCAAATCTTCTGTGGGTAAACTGCGGAGATTTTCTGTATGAATACCTAATGCACGAACTCTGATTCGCCCCATTTTAAGCGGATCATCCCTATCTTCGCACACTCCTACAAACCAAACAAATTCGTTGTGACCCATAAACTGTGTTTCTGGCACCCTTATACTCCTTTATTAATAAAAGTATTTATAAGGATTAGTGTAAGTCTGGGTCTCTACCTATGCGATTTGCATCGGGAAAATATGATTCCATTTCAAGATTTGTCACACCTTGGTCTTTCATATTATCAATATAATAAAGGGCATCTTCATACGATAAATTCTCTACCATTATTTCCTTAGATACGATTTTATATCGTACAGAAGGATCGTGTTGGTCTCTTAACATGGTAAGGTTTATTTAGACAATCTTATATTCCCAGCAACCATGATTCTGTCATGGTCACACGTTTGTTCCAATACATTATGGATAATCCACGCTGGAAATACAATCATTTTACCATTTTCTGGAAAAAATACTTTATTATTTGATGTAGGCAATAATAATGGAGCACAGCTATCACAAGAATCTACATAGAATACAAAACTCCATAGTGCTGGCCAATGATCGTGTTCCTTTGTATAATCACCCTTCCTATAGACTGCACCCCAACAATCATGAACATACATATCCACTTTATGAGGATTATTCTCTGCACAAAGTTTCAAGGCCTTATCACACACCCATTGAAAAGAAGAATGGTTATGATGCATAAACCATTGTGTCATATTTGCCTGTACATTGGTTCTGTGCCTTTGAACATCTCCACTCTTTAGAGTATCTTCCTTTAGTTGTTCTAAAGGAGCATCACTAAAGGTTTCTAAGAGTACAGGGTATTTTTGGGTAAAGAGTTGTGAATAAGAATTATTTCTAAGAGAAGTTTTCTTACACAGTTTATCTGAAAGTTCACTGAGTTTGCTCACTATAGAATCTCCTGTTTTTGAAATCCCAAGCAGTGTCCAGATTTCCTGCTATCTTAATTCTGGAGTGTTCACATTTTTGTTCTGGGACATGGTGATTTAACCAAGCAGGGAAAAGAATCATTTGTCCATTCTTAGGAAAAAATTGATGTTGATGTCCCATCTGATCAAATATAAGGGGGGAACACTCTTCACATGCCTCTACGGTATAAACATACCCCCATGTGGAAGGCCAATGCGAATGTACTGAGGTAAAGTTTCCTTTTTCATATATCAACCCCCAACTCTCCGTAATACCATAGGGTATAGGATCAGGAGTCCCATCCGATTTAGTTCTGCCCGCTAATGGATGCATTTTTGCAAGTTGTATTGCTGCCTCACCAAGTTTCTGAAAAGATTCATATACATCTTGCATATCCCATCTTGTGCGATAACATTTTGCCTGAGTTATCACCCCTAACGGGCCTGAATCTCTTATATCCTTTTCAAAGTCAAATTCTAGGGGAATATACTGTTCTATGACAGGAAACTTTATATTAAAAGAATATACTGAAGTTTCTTTCCTCTTATTTTCATTTTCTATATTATTTGCTAGTGACTTTAATAAACTCATACAAGCTGACCGTTTTTATCGTATACTGCCCTTTGTTCCAAAAAGGTTCTATAATCAATCCAACCATTATCTGTTTGAAACCCCCATGTTCGTTGCCTTCGACCATGCCAAAATACTGTCCAACAAGGTTTTCCCTTATCCAGTTCCAACCAATGTTGGTCTGTTGCCTTTTTTGTCCTTATACTATTCGGGCCTCTCCAAAACTTACCTTTTGGTGTATGTTCCCAATAACCCCCACTAATAATATAAGTTCCCCAATCCCAAGGATGGTCATGGAGAATCGGTTCATCTGATAATACAATCTTATGTAGATATACATTAAAAGGGACTCTAACATTTCTCTCTAAATGATCTTCTTTCTCTCTAAAGATTAAATGCCATCTATACATGTAAGGAGTCCGACCATCCCTATCATATATAATTCTTTTCCTAGTTAACGACATTATTCAAATATCCTGTTATGTGTACTGTTCACACGAACAAAAGTAGTACATTTAGGTAAGTCCTTCAGTCGTTTTGCACCCACATATGTACATGCACTTCGTACACCACTAAGAATATCTATTACGGTATCTCGTACTGCACCTCTATATGGTACTATTACGGTTTTACCTTCTTCCCCCCGATATTCACGATTGGAATACCCATGTTTATCCATTGCAGTAGCGGATGCCATTCCATAAAATGTCGTACCCACTGGATCAGGATTATCGTCCTCAAAAATCAAGTCACCTTGACATTCATCATGACCTGCTAACATACCACCAATCATAACAAAGTCTGCACCCGCTGAAAACGCTTTTACGATATCACCAGAATAGTTACATCCCCCATCTGCAATAATATGTGCATTAAGTCCATGCGCTGCATCTGCACATTCCAATACTGCACTTAGTTGGGGCATACCTACACCTGTTTTGAGTCGTGTCGTACATACACTACCTTGACCGATACCTACCTTCACTATATCTGCACCAGCAAGAATTAACTCCGCTGTCATATCAGCAGTAACTACATTACCAGCAATAATAGTGGCATCTCTCAGTAAATCTCTCAGATGTTTGACCGTATCAACGAAATTGACCGTATAACCATTTGCGACATCAAGACCGACAAATGCTATATCAGGAAAGGTATTTTTAACCCCGACAATCTCACCTATCTCAATATCACTGATTCCCGACATAACACAGAGTTTATTCCTACGTTCTGCCTTTAACCAAGGTTTTGCATCCTTATTATACATTCTCGCAATACAGGTAACAAGACCGTGTTGAGATAACTCCTCATGCATCTCAAAGGTTCCAGTAGTGTCCATATTAGAACTCATAATAGGAACGCCAGTCCATTCTTTACCAGACCACTTAAACGTATAGTTCTTTTCCATCACGACATCAAAACGACTAGTCAGTTCCGATCTCTTCGGACGTATTAGAACATCGCTATAATCTAACTTTAAAGTTTCATCAAGTAACACTCACAGCCTCCCGCTCACCGTTTGACCCGACCAATTCTCGAATCTCATTCATGAATATATAGTCAGTTTTAACATTTATACCCTTACCATACGACACAGCAAGGTACACAGTATTAATGTTCTTTTCTTTGACAGGAACATACTTCTTAGTTTTCTTCGACCAATACATAGGAGTCCCATCTTTAAGTTTCATATCCTCATAGGAATCCATGTCAGAGGATACTTCCAGTATAGTACCGTTTCTAAGAGTACCGTCAGCACTCTCATATGATACTGTATCATTAATATTGAACATTGTTTACATTACCTAAGACCGCTTTCGCAGCCCCCTTCACTCGTTCTGGATATTCATTTAGGGCATATCCAGTACCCGCTGACAAACTATCTTTGTCTATGTACTTTTTATGTACATGTGTAATATTATCCCATTCTTCAGATAACTTCAAGCAAAGCCAGTCATAATCCGAATCAGTTATAATACTCTGATCTTCCTTATAGTAAAGATAGGAAGTCATCAGATACCAAGGAACTAACATATTCCATTCAGTTCCTATACGTTTTTGCATATCGTACATTATTATAGTATACAGTTAAGTGTAAGAAATGTCAAGAGAAAAAGGGGGGGTAGGGGTATTTTTTTCTGGATACTTATTGCATTTATAGATTAGCTAAGGTTCCTTCTTAAAAACAACCACCCCACCCCTAACACACACCACACCCACACACATGGCCTAAGAGAGGAGAGAGAACCCCCAACACATTTCGTCACACCTTCTTCAAGGAACTTTAACGTGACCCATACCAACCTTAATGGGGATTCTCTCTCAGGACAGGCAGTGACTCTCAATCCTAGATCATGGCATTACAAATGCTAGTGATTACATGATCTCCAGTAGTCCTAACTGAAAACGGAGAGGTTGGGACATTCATCCCACGTTGCACCTCTGGGCAACCCGACTCTAACACCTCATCGGTAGTGATACCTCGCACTTTTCTGGGTTCTCACCAACGGACTCTCAACCTACGTCATGAAGGTCAGTCAGGTAATATAATTCACTGACCCTCCCCCTTGTCACACTCCGATCCCATAGTTTTCAATTCACAAGGGGTGAACCTACTCACGGTTTAGCTGGGATTTACTCTATAAACACATTGGCAACACTCTCTCTTCTCATTATGTTACTACTATAACACAGTGGTCAGGGTTTGTCAAGGGCTAATTTCAATTATTTTAAACTTTTTTTCTCTAAGAATATACTCTATTGCACACTCTACATACACATAATACCCCATAGGGGCGCAGTTGTCAAGTCCCTTTCCCGATATTTTTCTGAGATTTGTGTGCGGTCTGCCGAGTGCCTGTGGACTTTAATCACAACAACATTATGTTTTTTTATACCTTTTTAATGATCCTCCGCAATCACTCCATATACAGTGTAGGTGAACCCCAAGCAGACTTTATCCTCCTTTGTATTACTTCATAACAAGCAACACAATAGAACAACCCCTCATGGTTCACTAATTCTGGGGTTTCCTCATCCTGTAACCATCCAAGTTTGCAAATATAACAGTGGTCTGACATTTCTCTCACATACTCACTGATAAAGACTTGACTCTATGCGGAGAATCAAGTATAAACTCTATTATGCGTGGTATATCGGACTTATTCATTGGTTTAGCAGGATTAATTGCTGTGAATTGTTTTCTCATACTGTTCATCTCTTTCTTCGCTTTCTGTGCGATTGCCTTGGTATTTACGTATCCGAAATTGATTAATGTCACGTTATGTCCTATCATATACAACTGTGTATTCGTATCCATCAATGCACTTTTTTGGATTGGATATTGCTTGTTCTGGAAAGTCGTTAATTCTGCACCCAAAGAACCGATTGATATCATATGTCCATCATACCCCTTGTTATAGAAGTAACTCAGGAGTTTAGTCTGATAATAGTCCTGTTGTGCATTGTTGATGAAAACATCCGTATCTTTGGACTCTGAGTATATCTGGGGAATATCCTTTGATATATCATACCCATTTGTTCGGGAAAATCCCTTTATTTCATGTGTTAGTATGAAATGTTGGTATATTTCTCTTCCTATTTCCTTACTATGTCCTGTTATTCCTATGTTCATTTTATGTGATTCCTTCTTCCACGGTCGTACCCAAAAAAATCGAAATCCTCTGTAAATCTCTCATATATGATTTGTTTTAGTTCTGGTGAATAATATGACTCCCAAGGGTCGTGAGGAGTCATATTCATAAACGTATCGGAAAATGGTAAACCAGTATATTCCTCTAATATGTGTGGTTCTTCCAGTTTGAACCATTTCATATTAGGTACGTCCTTTACCCATCTTACTTGTGGGTCAGTAAGCGCCCAAACCAGTTTGTACTCGTTTTCATAATTTCGATGTCGCCATTGGAGTATGAAATTATCTACTAATTTAGGGACATTCTTATGAACGAACTCTTCAAATGTACAATTTCGTACAAGCTGTAGAAGCCACATGTTCCTCCCATTTTCGGGCCGACACCACCGATCTGTGTCAACCTCAACGCCTCTTCTTTTGAAATATGCATACATTGATACGTATCGGGAATATGGATTTCTCACGATACAAATCCATTGTTTGGGGTGAATATCAAAGGTTTTTTCAAACCATGATGGTCGTTGATGTCGCCAATTCTGAAGATGTCTACGAGTATTACCTTGACACCACCAAGGCATCTCTCTATTATACCCAAAACAATGTTTGAAATTTGTACCTCCATTCTTGGGTATATGACAGAAAGCATAGTCCTTTGTGTGAAGGAGTAAATGACTTAGTTCCATATTTGGGATCATGTGTTAAAATCTCTATTCTTATACATAGTCTATGTAGAGTGACTAGAGGATTCTCTAAGATCAGAGGTCGTTCGTTTCCAACGTCTAGGTCGAAACATCACATGATATCTATCAGTATCCGTATAATTACGTACTGCATGTGAGTTGTGTATATACAATCTATAGATATCCCCAGCACAATAATTAATGATTCCATCAGGATATATTGCGAATTTGCACCCTCTTGGGTAGTTTATACTCATGTTGTATATGTAAGGTGGGCCTTTACCCTTATGGTCGTGGACATATATTCGTTCTCCTGCCCCTAATTTGGACACTACTGGTGATACAAATTCTGGATTATCCTCCATAAATTTCATCAATTTGGGAAATCGGTCGTGGTCGGGGATCGTGTAATACCGATTCCATGTACGCTTCCCATCGACTATTTTCATGTAATTCTGGTGCAATTGTTTTGTGCCGTGGTAGGTTTTGAATTCCTTGGTATATGAGTTGGCATCACCCATAGTGGAGTCAAATGTTAATTCACACTGTATCCACTCTTGGTTATTAATACATTCCTCATGAAACTCTGCATGTTGGTCTGTACTTGAATGTAATTCTGCGTGTCGGTGGTCACTGTGGTCACTAATCCACTGGTTTATGGTGTTCCAAAATAGGTTGTCATCAGAAAAATTCATGATCACTTCCCCATGCTAGATGCAATCTATCTTCATTTCCACAATTCACCACTGTATGTGGGACACTTGTTCTCATACGATATACATAACCATCGGCGGGCATGTGGAATATTTGATCTTGTGTAGGTGGTGTTAATCCTTGTTTTAGATATAATTTCCTAAATCCTTTGGGATATATCAGGTATGCATGGGGGTTTGTTATCAGGGCAATATGATATCTCCATTTGTCCATATCATAATGAACTGAATATGTTGTTTGTATTTTCCTCCACATGAGTCGAGTCCTAAATGCCTTGTGTTCCTCTAATATCTCTTCAAATATAGTACCCTTATATTCTGGGTTGAGGTGGCAAAATTCCTGTTGAGTTTTAATACCTAAGTCTGGTGATATTCGTTTTGAAAAACTTCCGCAAGCATCTTGGTAATGGTCATCACTCTTTTCCGCATATTGCAATGCAGTTTGGAGTCCATTATACCACTGCTCTTTAGTGTGCAGTAAATCGTTGATAGATTCATAAGTCCTACGGATGTCATCTAGGTCATATTTTATATGAGTACGTTCACAAAGTAACATATTCTCGATTCTTTATATGTTGTTCCGCAATCTCTTCTTTAGATTGTCCATGATATGCAACCGCATTATGGGTATCTATGAGTAATTGGTTTATAGTGGTATCACCATGTACCACAAATTCCCCTAGTATTCTCCCATATTTTCCCTTATCATCCTTATGTGTTTTTAGGGTCGCTGTGGATTTAACAGGTAGATATGACTGCACAAATTCCTTCGCCTTGTTTCCGTATTTCTTCTCTTCCTTGTCCCTTGTCCTTGACTCTGGTGTATCAACACCGTATAATCTTATACGTTGTTTCACCATCCACACACCAAAACCAAGGTCTATATCAACGTCAACGGTATCACCATCAACGACTCTTAGTATTTTACAACTATAGGTATACATGTCCTACTCCTTACAATATGGTTGATTCATCCAATTCCATGCCACTACGCCTGGACAATCTAGTTCCATAATATAATTGACTTCCTCTTCTTTTGTCATACACATTTTGTCAAACCAAAGTATCCTTGTCCAAGCACAGTCCTTCTGTGTGAGTCCAGAGGCAAGGTGTTCGGACGATGTTTTACCTGTTTCTACCTGTAACCCAACATCCAATGCGGTATGAGTCAAAGATAACCAAGGCGGTATGATTCCACAACTAGTCAGAGATAAGACCATCACGAATATTATTAAAAGTTGTTTCGGCAAATACATCCCAGCGTCCTATTTTGTCGTAATCAATGGTTTCATTTCTCTTAACGAATTGTCCATCATCCATAATCAGTTTGTTACGTATCTGTCCAAGTCCTACAGGCACAGTTTTAGGGAATGATGTTTCCTTGGTTTTGTTGTTAAGGTAATTATCATCCCTATTATATTCGTAAATAAATTCTTTGGCAGGCCATTTGTAGGTTTTCCAAGTTCCCTTATGTTTCAAATCATGATTGACTATAGACCATCTCTGGAAATCATCAGAGTTGAAAAATGATACCATATTTCTCCAGTTGGTAGGTGGTTCTAGATATCCAAATAATCTACGGTCTATCCACTGCCATTTTATTGAAAATGCCAACCACCATGTAAAGTCAAATGTGTTCTTCACTTCAAAGGGACATAGTTTAATAAACTCTTCACACCATTCTATAAATTTAGGATATAACGGTCTATTTAGTGGTCTATCTTCTCTTATCTCATATATATTTGCCACATCAGGCCAGTCCCACATTGCCTTCCAAGGTTCATTGATCGCCTCAATATGTTTCTCTACCACAAATGTTCCAAACATGGGGTCACCACATTCACCAGTTACATTGATTGTCCCATCAGAAAATCGTGATACATCCCACATATTTTCCTTGGTAGACCACTCCAACGGTAGCCCCAATTTCTGTATTTTTTCATAGTATGTGGGGTTCTCTTCTATACTTTGCTCTGACAAGAGTACACGTAGAGTCGTATCCTTCGGTTGATTTTGAATAAGAGCAGTAAGTGAAGTTGTTGAGTCTATACCACCACTCCACCAGAGTCGGATATCATCAGTCCTTCCCCATAGTTCTTGGGCCCTCTTATGACATACCTCTGGAAAGGTCATGTTCCAATTATCAGTTGATGGAATTGGGTTATGAAGTGTATTGAATATACTCCATGTATCAGTGCGGTCAAAGGGTAAAGGACAATGTACTAGTCTACCAGCGGCATATAGGAAATTCTCACCTAACTCTCCAACTCTTCTCCAATCGCCCGCATATGGATTACGGTTTTTGCCATTACTTTTTGCATATTTCCATACATCTTTATCTGTGACAACCATCTGTCCTTGAGTCCATGATGGATCACCAGTTAAGGGACTGATTGGTCGGCCCAGTGCTTTCCAATCTCTTTCGTACTCTTTCCAATCAGGTGACATATTCACCTGTAGAGGATTCCATTCAATCATTTCTGGATAAAAAGTTGTGGAGAAAAATACCACTTTACTCATAATTATTCACCTTCTTGTTATATTTTATATTCGAGCCTCTTCTGTAGTTTTATAAATTCAGTTTTATCTATACAGTAGAAGAGATTTGGAAGTTGTTCTTCACTCCCATACTCTTTGTTTACATGGACGTTGAGGGCATCATAATTCTCTCTAACATAATCTGAACAAACTTCTCTATCTGCGAATATGGGTTTTTCAAATACATACATATCTGCTTGATCGCCGCCCGTCCATAGGGCCATTATCATTATAATTTTCCCTATCATTAGACGCCAAAACTTTCACCACATCCACATGAACTTGCTGCGGTAGGGTTCTTAACTGCAAGGAAACTACCACCCAATTCTTCAACATAATCTATGGTACTTCCCAGCACATACATCTCTGCGAGAGGGTCTAATACCAATACGTCACCGATTGGGTCAGACCATTGCACCTCAGGCCAATTATCGGCGAAATCCCATACATATTGAAACCCAGAGCAACCGCCACCCTTTACGCCCAAAGAAACGTATCGTCCATTAGATACGCTTTTTAGGTAGTCGTTTGCTCTCTCCGTTAGAGTAACCATAGAACTATTTAGTTAGTTTAATCGGTTAGCCTTACGGAGAAGATACGCTAATACAGTTTCCCAATAGGTTTTACCCCATTCACTCTTTACAGTCGAGAGCGCCAAATGGGCGTTCGCAATCCTCTTCTCCGTTAAGTTTGTCAACCTCTTCAAACTCCTTTATCTGGTCAATCATGTTCATGAAGATCATGAAAAAACTTTGTATTTTTTCACTTTCATCTGCTCGTGGAACACAAAGGGTTTTTAATGTGTCATCTTGTTTAGCAATGGCAGTCCTTGCATCTAGACAAGATTTCATTGTTGGCATTTCTGTGGTGTAATCTACACCACCACTCAATCCCATAACTATTAAAAGGGCTTTAATCATGCGGCATCCTTATATTTTTTATACCAATAAAATGAGGAATTTCTGAGCTCCTCATTAGACTCTCTGACGTACTCTAGTACACCTTGGATAACTTCAGCTTGTTTAGATGCCCAATCATCATCCGCTCTTTCCGATATCTGTTCTATGATATCTTGAACGTAATTTATTGACGGGCAAGTATCACCAGGCACCTTTGGTGCGCTGGTTTTTGCTTTCAGTATCCGTTTTTGCTTAGGGGTCATATCTTCTTCCATCCTACGGCTTCACAAACAAATTTCTCTTTACCTACTAGTACCATATCGCCAGTCATAGTAGACCTACATCCATCACCATCAAACATCTTGAGGACTTCAGTGTTGTTATACCATGCATCATTGATAGAGTTAGTTTTCATGAACGCAAACTCCAATTTTTCTGGAGTCGTCATGTTGGCAGGACACTCTACAAATGCAACAGTATTTACACCAGCAGGGCCGTTATCGTGTATGACTGCAACAGTTTCTTTAGGGTTTTTAACTCCTTCAAGAGTCCCTAAAAGGGCGTCTAACTTTTTACCCATGTCAATACACCAAATATAATGCAACAGGGAATGCTAACAGAGTTACTGCAAACAGAACTTCTTTAAACATTACAAAACCTTTCTTCTCAATTATAGATATATTATAGTCCATCCAGCAGGGTTTGTCAAGTAAAATTGTTCAAAATGAACACTTTTTTCTTCGCCTTACCCACTGTAAATTCAGAAAATCCCTCTGGAATAGGGATATTCCACCCATTTTTCCTTGCAGCTGATACACTGGAAAAGAACCCAGCGAAGTGCATTAGATGACACATCATCCAATCGCCTGTTGTCGAGTTGACAGCAGAACCTATGGAGTGTTCATCGCCAGTATCAAATCCAAATAGTTTCCTATCCTTCTCAGATACATTAGGGTGTACAAATGAAATTTCGTTAGGCACCTTCTACCTCATCAATTTCAACGATGGTAAAGGTTTTGTCAGGATTCATCTCTGACATAACCATTTCAAATTCAGCTGCATTGCCGGGACAAGATTCAGTCCTAACAACCGCACCAGTTTCGTCACGGATTTCCCAAAGTAGCATATTAAAGTACCTTTCCTGTACGAGTGTCAGTAACTACAACGGCTGGTGAACAACCCTTCACACAAGCAATTGCACCCTTCTTAGTCGCATGACTAGACAGATGACACTTACCCTTCGGGGTTACAAGGTCAAGTCTCCAAGGAGTGGAGGGAATGAACATATCTTTGGATAACAGTACTTTTAACATTTCTCTCTTTCGTTTTCTCAGTTTATACCTAAGTATAAACCACGGAAGGAGGTTTGTCAACAGCTAATTTACGTTTTTTGGAGATTATTTGGGGGTGTGATATTTTTGCAACAGTTATCGTTTTTTCTTAGAAAGTTCCATTGCTATCCAGTTTTTTGCTCTGGTATTGGTTACTTTATTTTTCAATAGTCCTTGAACACGCTTCCATACAACTTTGAATATGTCCTCGCCAGCGTCATTATTATCAACGATAATCATACCTTGTCTGAACATATTACTGAATTTACCTATATTTCCCTGTACATCTTTCCACGATTTAACCACAATTTTTTCATTTACAGAGCGTGCCCGTTCAGCATTACGTTGAAGAGCAACGTCAAGAGAGGTATTGACAAATATCATATATGTGTCATAACCTAGTTCCTCTAATTGTCGCTTTTGATATAGTATCTTCTCTGCCTCTCTACCTGTGCCATCTATGATTAGTCCAAGTCTACCTTCGATATAATTGGCCTTCTGTTTTGAGGTAATATCTTTGGCTCGGGATCGTACTACATCTCTAGGTTCTTCTTCAGATGCCGGCATCTTCAAAGATAACCCAGCCCTTTTCAGTAGCATTTCAAATGCATTATCTGAGTTTACTATTTTAAGTCCACTTCCGCCAGTGGTACGCCTGACAACATATGACTTACCGCTGCCAGGCCCACCAGCAAGGAAAAATGCCTTAAATATGTTGGGGTCGTATACCCCTTCCTGTAATTCTTGATAACTCTTCATAGTCTATTCGTGTCCTATCTCTCTCTTTAACCAATCTATGTATAAGGTATTTATCTTCTTCTGTTAGCGGAGTGTCGGTTCTGGTTTGTGATTGAAAGTTCATTTTCTTGATTCTGTTTTTGGTCTTAGCCATTTTTTCATTCCTTTTCAGTTTCAGTTGATTGGATTTCGACATTTTGCTTGAGATTTCGGACTCCTTTCTTAAACGTCCTCTATTTCATAGAGGGTAGTTACTTCCAGACCTTTTCTCTTAGGTCTGGGTTCTATTGATGATTCTATTGCATCATGAAGTACAGGTATTGTATCCTTGACAATGGACATCTCCATATGATGATTTCTGCCTACGAAATCAAATTCATGACGTATTGAACGTACAAGGAAATCTCCTTGTATGAAGTCATCAAATTTCTTATCTTCTATACTATGGTAGGCGTAGAATGGTACATCTACTTTGATGATATCTCCGCTACTCACGACAGCGTTCCCCCATACATTAATCTTACAGTGGATACCTTCTTCAAGTTGCATTGTTTGGGATTGTCTACGCTGTTGCCAAGCATTTGGGTTATTTCCCCTATAACTGTTCACACCAGCATGATCTTGATGTGACGGGTCATTACCAATTATATTATCTTCAACAGTTGTATTTAGGAAAACTTTGGATTTACCATCCGTAATTCTTTCATTACCATTATCAGCAACTGATACAGGTGTTAAACTGTAAAGAGGATATCCATCACCAATATGTGTTTCATTTTTAAAATTGTCAAGATAATTATAATTCTTGACAGTGAATGACTTGGTATGCGTATTATGTGTAATTAGTTGTGAATTCATCACACCTGTTGACTGATCCATCATAGAATCATTTGCCCCCAGTATCCATCCCTGTAGATTCTCTAATTCCCTCTTAACATCTTTTTGTCCTTGATTGGATGCAGAATTAACAGTTTTATATGTCCATCTAGGAAGTTGGGCAATGCAACTATCTAATGTCCTAAAATGCATACCTTTGGTAGACTCCCAAAAATAGTAAACAGGACTTGCTGCAGAAGTTGACGCATCACTACTTATGGCTCGTGGTAGCAAGGCATCAACAACTTCGTATGGATCTACATTGGGTGCAACGTATTTTATTTGTCCATTAGTGGGTTCTATATACCTGTCCTTCTTACAATTAACACGATCTAACATCTGAGAAACTATTTGAGATATGGGCCCTTGAAGTGCTTCAGATACTTTAGTTCTAATGTTACGCATTAATTCACCAGAAACAAATTTTACGTTAATAAGTTCACTTTTTGTACCAACATTTTGTCTATCGAAAATACCTCTCACATGGAAGGTATTCTCTGACCAATCCATTTGTGACTTTTCATCATCTAATGTGGGGGTAGAAAATTTTAATGCAAGGAATTCTTGTCCAATAATCGGGCCGACATTGGTTAATCCAAATTGAGTGTGCAAGGTCATTTCACCAGATATTGAGTTAAATTCCATACTCTCATATAAGGTGATGTTGACTAAATTTGGTCTAATATCTTGCGCTAAACCAGTTGATGTATAGAGAGTTGCAATTTCAATATCAAACTGTCCAGCACGTTGAATTTCTTGTGGTGACGCCATTAAACTATACTCTGTCCCATAAGTTGTTCAAATTCTTCTGTTATCTGTTCAAGATAATCTGGATCAAGCAATCGTATTTGTCGGATATTATCTTGCCTATCTTCTTCAAACTCCATATTAGTTACTATTGATGCAGTTGGGTTGTCAGTGTTATCTGTACCAATGTTAATTTTAATACTTGTGTCACCAGATGTTTGTGGAATCTCATAGTGATGAAGTGCATTAGGGTCATCGTATTTTTCATTGACAAAATCTAAGAACTGTGGTGTAGTCAATGGCCATTGATGATACCTATCAGTGATATTATTAACAAGTAATACCACCCAATGATATTCCGTACTCCCATATAACTTAAATGCAATACTTTCTGGAGTTTCCCCTTCTCTAACATCATATGTGTCATAGAGTAAAGTATTAGCCCTTACCCTCGCCCTAACGGCAATGCGCTTAAGTAAGTTAGTGACAACACTAAGTTCACCATCACCCCTGCCATCATATACAAATAAAGGAAATTTATTGAAATACATTAGAAACCCTCATCTATTCTGTCACGTACCAGAATTTCCATTTCTTGAAATGTTAGAGTCATTGCAACTCTAGAAGGCGGAGCACCAGCACCATGCAATCCTTGTGCTGGACGAAATGCGGTAAACCTATCTCCACCATATGATACGTTTATATCTTTTAAGAAACATGTGGATATTTTGTTTAACCAGTGGTTAACTCCATCCTTGTACATGTACTCTATGTCAAATGTATCAGGTATAGTCATCTCTCTACCTGTTTTTTTACCACCACCACCCCATTCTGGATGGGAATGATATTTAAACATATGTACAATGTGTTGTACAGTAGTAGACTCTTGTTCACTCTTAGGCATAAATACAAAACTAAAATTAAAGGTTCTACGATTTACACCTTTGAATGAAAGTTCCATCTTATTACTTAAAATTTTACCATCTCTTATCTGTTGGGAGGCTTTTATACCAGGCGCAAAGGTATCCATAGATTTCATCAACATTCTCTTTACACCCTCTTCAAGTGTACCAAACGCTGCCTTACCACTCGCTGCCGCCTCTGCACTTCTGTTTTTCATAGCCGCCTCAATGGTATCAAAAACTTGTTTAAGTCCTTCACCAAACATCCCGATTTCTATATCTTGATAATCTAGGGAATAGGTTGTTTGTACCGTAGGAGGCATGTATAATGCGATTGAGGTTGCTAACCGTGTGGTGGGAAATTGTTCTGCATACAGATTATGTTTTGCACCGCTAATTGCACTCTTTTTTGAACCAGCACTCTGTAGTTTTTTCTGGTTAATGATTATATCATCATCTTCCGCTACACCAAAATCATCTATACTTCGAGTCTCAATGTCATGGTCTTTCTTCGCTTTGTTAATAATTGCATCAATATTTTTGGACTTCTTGGCTCGCTTCAATTTTGCTTTTTGATTTTCATTGATATGAAATAGGATATAGTGTCCTTGCTGTACGTCAGTTTCTACATCAGATGGATACGAAAGATTGTTAGTATAGAATTTACTTTTATTTTGTATACCAGAGGCGGGCGAATTATCAGCGCCTCTGCCGTTTATTGCCCCTCTGGCATTACCGGCAAGTCCTCCAATGAGTCCCTTGGTAAAGTTACCAGCGAGTCCAGAAACTACTTGACGTACTGCATTTATTGGCATGTCTAAATATCCTTATAACACTTTTAATTATTTATGCACCATGAGTTACAAAGGCAAATATAAAATACGCAACCGCACAAAATATAGGGGCGATCCTACAAACATTGTGTATCGTTCCCTATGGGAGCGAAAGTTTATGGTGTATTGCGATTCTAGTGATGCCATTGTTGAATGGGGCTCTGAGGAAATAGTCATACCCTATTTATCTGATTGGGACGGTAAAATACACCGATATTTTCCAGATTTCTATATAAAGGTTAAACAGCACGATGGCTCCCTCAAAAAGATGATTATTGAGGTTAAACCTAAAAAACAGTGTTCCCCCCCAGAGAAAAATCCTCCAAGGAAAACTAAGAAATGGTATACTGAGGTGAAACAGTGGGGTATAAACAGTTCAAAATGGAAGTCTGCAAAGAAATTTTGTGACAATAATGACATGGAGTTTAAGATTCTAACTGAAGACCATTTAAACATTCGATATAAATAGATATATGGAATTATTGCATGAATACTGGCATCAAATATTATTTTTAGTTGGAGCAATTGTTGTTGCTGTCCGATTGGAGTCAGAAGTCAGGTCATTGAGAAAAGACTTAGATAATTTAACTAATGAACTTCACAGAAGAGATACATACGTTGAAACTGTTAAACAGCGATCAGAAATAGATATTCATTCAAAACAAATTTCTAGTCTTTGGAATTTTGTAAATAATCTAAGAGATAGATTCAAAAATGGAAAATCGTAATGGCCGCACAATCTAAGTACATTCAATCTGTCATTGATGCAACACGGGGCAGGCCTAGGTCTACCCAATGGTACAAGGACAAGATTAAGGAATTTGGACAGCCTGGTGCTAAAGCACTAATTCG